CGGCTCCTGTGCTCTGCGATACATCACAAAGTCAGCACAGCCGGTTTGCAAATTAAGCTGTTTGGTGTAGATCGCTCCGTGTGCTGTGTCCGGCATGATAGTAAGCGCACCGGAAAAGTCCGTCTGTACCGCGCGTGCTTCCTCCACGCTTGCCACAGGTCGTACAATGTGCTGTGGAGATTGTACCTGCTGTTGCATTGGTGTCTGCATTGGCTGCTGCGGGTACTGCTGTTGATACTGCGGCGTGTATCCAGTGTAACCATAAGGATATGCCATTAGCCTAACACCTCCGTAACGTGTTCGCTGATGGATTTACTTACCGCCTCTTTGTAGGATATATACTCCTCTAAGCAATCTGTGTTGCCTGCGTTGCGATAAACTGCTACAATGCGACGAGCACACTCAGGGTCATACCCCATGCGTTCAAGTCTCTGTTCGTAACTCATGCGATCACTTCCTTATACTTTCAGTATAAGGTCTGCCGGGCGTAAAAACCTGTCACAAATCTGTCAACTTGCTGTCACAGCACGCGCAGCATTTTGCATTTGATGCTGTTCAACCGACGATGCACCGTGCTTTCGCTCATGTGCAGCGTCATGCAAATCTGAGTAATAGAGCGCGCCGATGTTCGCAAGTCAAACACGGCGCGCTCTTCTGGCGTAAAATTGCACTCACGCCGGAAGTATTCCACCTCCGGCCTTGTAAATTCCGTTAATTTCATGCGGTATCCCCTCGTTATGGTGTCACCGCATATCTTTCCCCTCGTTTTTTCTCTTAGTCGTACAGATGTGCCCTGTCGTTGATAACCAGCAGGCGCAGCAGGTCGGTGCTCAGTGCCAGCTTGCCCTTATCGTCGCCCTGCAAAAAGCCCTTGTTCACCAGCTTCTGTACGGTTGCCTTGCCCCATGCGGGAACTGCGTCTACCGTGTCGTAAACCTTCTTTGCCTTTTCAGCGTTGGCAATCTCCTGCTTTGCGATTGCGCGGGTCTGTGCTTCCGTCATATCTTCAACCTCTTTCTCTGTCAGCATGGTTTTGAACTTCTCCCACAACTGAGGATTGCGAATCCACGGTTCGGGACAATTTTTCCTCGTCACATCATAGTGACGGCATACGCGCGATACCGGCACATGGTACTTTGCCATCAGCGCACGGGTCAGCTTTGCGGCGTTCTGCATCGTCGCTTCGGGGATAACGTACACGCCATTCCGGATAACGCTGCACATCTCAATGCCGATGCTGTTCGCGTTCCGGCAGTCGTTGTAGTAACTGCCGCCGCGTTCCTTGCCGCAATGCCATGCCGTGTCGCTGTCCTTTACGCTCTGCACAACGCCGTTCGGGTCTATAAAGTAGTGTGCGCTGGCACGCAGTCCGCTTTCTCTTGCGAAAAAGTCTGCATTGTTCTGTGCCGTATCGCCGTTGTTGGACGTAAAGTGTAAGCAAATCCAGTTTATCGGGAACGAACGTCCCTTCTGATAGTTGTCCGGGTTGCACTGTTTAAACGGAATACTCATTTACTCACCCTTCTTTTTCGGTGCGGTGTAGGTCAGCGCTGTTTTGGAATCCGTAATGCCCGCCGTCGTCGGGTCAATGAACACGCTCAGCACCGCAAGGCACATGGTGCAAAGCTGCACCGGATTAGACAGTACCGAAACAATACCGTCCCACACAGCCGACCAACTCGTAAACGTCTGCGGGTCAACGCCAATGGCCGTGATTGCCACGCTGACAATACCGACCCAGAACCACGGATTCTTCATTCGTACAGGGATATTTACCTTCATACTCTCACCTCGTAATATGGTCTATAGCAATTCCTTCTAAGAACTGCTCGTATTCCTTCGTTGTCTTTTCAATAGCCGCAAGTCCTGTCTCTACCTCGCCGTTGCAGCGACCGCGCTTTAATGCCATTGCTACGCCAACAGTAAGCTGACAGTTCGCGTTAATCATTGCAAGCTGCAAGCGTCCCTCTTTGGCTCGTTGTTCCGCCCTCCGGTTTACCCGCTCCGCTTCTTCCTTCGCTCTCTTATCGCGCTTGCTGGACTGCGCCGCCATAGCAGCGCAGATAATTCCAGCAGCACCTGTGATAATGGTGCAGATAACTTCCGTCGGCATAATCAAATCCCCAGCAGGCGCTTATCCTCAACGCTGAGAAGTTCAGGCACGCCGGTCTGCACCGAGCGCCAGTGCTTGTACTGCGCCCGAGCGAGCGCGTCATACTTCAAGCCGTGATCGTTGTCGTACATGTCGAGCTGCACGCCCATGTCTCCGTGGTACTTTTTGATCTCTGCATAGTTCTTGATGTAGATGTTGTTGGGATACATAACTTTACTCCTTTTCCGTTGTGTTTATCGTGTGCTTACTCCGCCGTCCCGCCGAACTCAGCAGGCACAAGCTCCGGCATACCGCACTCGTCGATCAGGATTTCCGCTACCTGCTTCCGCAACTTCTTCGGCACCTGCTCAAACTCACACTTGCCGAGGATTACTCTCTGCGCGAACAAAATTGCCATCATAATAACCGTCCTTTCAAAACGTTCTCGAATATTGTTGATTAACTTACGCATAAACAATTTGCGCCATTTCCACGATGCAGTCTTCGTAAAAAGACTGCTGATCGGTCAGCGCAGCCACCTGCTGCTTAAGCATTGCGTTCTGCGCCACCAGTTCTTCATTTTCTGCCACGAGGTCAGCCTTGCTTTTCTCGTTCGCCTTGGCTTCCCGCAGCAGATTGTCGTAGTTGGCTGTTACCTCGTCTAACAGACCGGGTGTGTCATCCACTTCGGTTGTGTACTCATCGTACACCCAAGCGGTATGACCGTCCTTGTCCGTTTCCTGCTTGGCGTTGAGGCAGATACGCACCCACGCCCGTCCGGGCTTGTTCGGCATACTGCCTGCGGAGATTTTCTCCGGCTTGTTATCGCCGTGTACTTTCATTTAGATCACTCCTTTCAGGCCTCGCACAGGAGACGCGCGGAAACGTTCGAGTAAGAACCCGATGAAGAGGTGCTCGCATTGAAGCTCAACAGACCTGCATACGTACCTTCGTTCCAGTTGCCACCAACACACAGCACGCGCCAGCCAGTTAACGAGGTCGCAAAATCCGGAATATAGGTAGAATCCGAACCGCCGGTAGTTTTGGGAATGAGTAGACCGTTGTCGGTAACGGTCAAGTCATTAATCCAACCGCTTGCGGGCAGCGTGCCAATATTGGTATAACCGGTTGCTGTATCGTCCGCATATTTGCTCGGGTCGGTGCAGTAGTACGCAGTTATGCCGTTCACGTTAAAACCGTCCACCCACTGGTATACATTGCCCCAGAGGTTTTCAATCCACCTATACTGTACAGCACACTCACTTGACCCAGCAGTTGAATTTCCGGTGTGATATATCATCGTATCCGTCATTCCATTTCTGACATGGCCCGAATATTCACTTTTTGTAACGCCTGCTCCTATCGTGATCTGACAATTCCAGTCTGCAAACTCAACCACATACAAGAAAATAATCGCGCAATAAGTTGCAAAATCGTACAAGTGCCACTTGTCGCCGTTTTTCTTAGCGTTGCTGCGTGCGGTTGTGCGAGTGATATTTACAGTAGACGTAACACCGGATTTACTTCCGGGAATAGTGTATCTTCCCACATACTTTCCACTGCCCGGATGTTTCGTCATTCCAGTCTTGGGCTTATCCGACACATAGAAATACTGCTTCGTACCGTTACGTTTCGCCGCAACATAGAACTCCGGAATAAACACCATGGTAAAGTTATTAGAACGTGAGAACCCGCTGTCACCCTTCCACGCTGTCACTGTTCCGGATGCGTTGAGGTTACATTCCCTCATGCCACTCCACGGTGCATAGCTATCAAACGGACTACTGCCAGAACCCGTACCAACCGCAGGTTTAGGCTCAGTTGTCACCGAGCGCGTAACCAATCCGTAAGGGTCAGTGCTCGGTGTTAAGCGTGTCAGCGCTGTGGAGCTGTTGCTTGTATCCCAGCAAACACCGAACACGTTAGCGTAACTCAGCGTCAGCGACTTGCTCTGACCGCTGGCGGTAATCTCTACCGTGCCCTCTGCGGTCTGGTTACCCTTGGTAGCCTTGATTGCCCAAGTACCCGCCTTACCGACGGTAAATACCGCCGTGCCGGTGCTCGTCTTGGTCAGCACCGTGCTGCCCAGTGTCGCCGTCACCGTTGAGCCACTATCTACGGTTACGGTAATCGTACTCTGGAATTTCTCAAGATTGACACTCAGTGCCGTATAATACGCCTTGGTTGTAACCTCGGTTGTATACGTCGTACCGGACAGCGCAGCACTCAGGGTGTAGGTGGTATTGATACCGAGTACGCTTACAGTTGCCGTCTTGCTGCTGTCCACCGTGCCGGTGTAGGTTTCACCGCCGCCCTTGAGCGTCCATGTCTGACCGACAAAATCAGTTGCAAAAGTAATGGTGATGATTGAACCGCCGCCAGAACTCGGAGCATTTACAGCGCCGAGCACATTGTCTGCTGTAAAACCTGCATACTGCCCTTTCTTGCCCTTTATTTTGTCCTGCTTGTTATCCCATGTTCCCGACTTTTCAATTACTTTACCGACCGCATCATCAATCTGTGCGCCGGTATGTGAAGAATTGTAAGCCATGCCATCACTCCTTCATGCAAAGAAATTCGTTTCCGTCTGCATCCAGCATGGTTTCGTTACTGTCAGACGGAATAAAGCCCCAGTTGTCGTTCCAACTGCCATCCATACCCTGTGCGTAGAGGGAAATGCGGTAAGTGCCATCACCGGAAAGCAAGAAATCGTCATAGACTTCAAACTGTCGTTGTGTTGCGGCAGGGGTTTGAGAGAAGGACGCAATAAGCGTCCCTCTCCCTCTGCCCCATTCCTCGCCGGACTTCGTAGCGCGGCACTCGAATGCCTGATACGGAACGTCCGACTGAAACGCGACAATCACCTTGTCGAAGCCAGAAACCGCCGAAATCCTCTCTCCCGTGATGGAAAAAGTAAGATTCGGAGCTGCCATTTACGCCACGCTCCAAGTACCAGCAGCGTTCTTTACGAACACCTTGACGATCTTCACGCCGTCGCCCGCAGATGCAGTTTCGAGGTCTGCGCCGTTGATAGTGACGTTGATAGCCGTGTCCTTCTTGTAGCCGCCTGCGGTACCGCTGGTGTTGGTAGAACCGGCAGTAACCGGAATCTGCGTACCGGCATTTTCAAGGCTGGATTCGCTCGGAACAACCTTGATCTTGTATTCCTCGAAGTCCGCATTAGCAGAGAACGAGAACGCAGATACGTTGAAGGTTGCCACCTTAGAAATCTTGCTCTTGTCCGGGCCGGTAATCGTAACAACCGGAACAGCGGTATCAAGCGTGATCTTCGCGGTAACAGTTGCGGTTTCGTTGCCTACGTCGTCTCGTACCTTAATAGATACGGTTTTCTGGCCGTCGCCAGTGGTCAGCGTGATCGCCTTAGACTTTACAAACGTTGCCCATGCCGCTTCGGATTCCGTTGCTGCACCCGCTACGCCCCAAATCTTCATTTGGTATCCGGTAGTTTCGGTATCCGTCAGACCAATCGTAGCCGTTACTGCCGTGCTGGTTGCATAAGCAGCACCGTTGTTCAGTTTGAGGGTAAGCCCGGCAGGCGCGGTCGTATCCAGTGTTAAGTTAAAGAAAGATGCCATGTTTTACACTCCTTTTGTGTTTAATTCAAGGTAAAGGTAGGAACTCTTGCGGCGATAGAGCAATTCATCGCCCAAATACGCCTCGTAAATTCCCATCTTTCCTAAGAAATACGCGATAATGCTTTTGTATCCGATATACATTCCGTCACCCCGTTATCAGATAAAGCACAGTTTCATCGTGCTTTTCGATTGCGTCATACTCTGCACGGGTCAAAACGCGAATAGCGGAAACATCATTTGAAAACACGTTGCCATGCCCGCCGCCCGATGCAGGTACACCGGTATCTTCTTCGCCAATCCACCAGTTACCGTTGTCTCCGATAAACGGAGTTAAGCCCTTCGCGCTTACGCCCGTGTCCTTGCCCGCAATTACCCAGTTGCCGTTATTGCCAATTGTCGGGTAAGTGTTGGCAAGCGCTTGCATTCGCTTTTCGAGGTCAGTAAACGCCGTAGGAATTTCCGGCCAATGTGAATCACCGCTCATCGTAGGCGGGATGTATACATGGACGCTGTTTGTGCTGCGCGTTTTCTCGCCTTGCGTGCCGTGTAGCTCGAAAGTGTACTCACCTGAAACAGGCAAATTCTGTGCAGTCAGCAACACCGAGATTCCGGTTTCGTCCTGCTGCATCGGCAGGATATCCATGTTTACGCCCGCTGACACATACATTTCCCACGTCCAGTCAGACGGGAGATCACCTGTAACTGTGATGGAGCGCGTCAGATTATCATGCTGGCGGGCAATTACTTCACAATCTGCGGTCAGCTCCCAGTTGTTGAAATAGATCATGTGTTCTTGCCCTCCAATGCCGCGACACGCGCAGTCAGCGCGTCTAATGCCGCTTTGAGTGCATCGTTTCCGGCTGAGGTGTCGTTTACTTTATCGACTGCATTATCAATGTCCTCACCGCCGTACCGGCTTGTATAGTAAGTATCAGCCATTAAACAACCAACCTCCTTCCGTATTTGTCTGAAATGATTTTGCCGTTCTTGTCATGGACTGCGCCGGAAGCAGAAAGCGCTTTAGGCAGGCGATAATAAATAAGGACGCAACCCGGTGCACCGTCAGTCCCGCTCGTTCCTGCTCCGCCTGCTCCTCCAGATTCTGATGAATAAGTTGCGTTGAGCGTTACAGTGCCTACACCGCCGCCGCCACCACCACCGTGTCCGCCGTGTCCACCAGCGCCGTATATAGTCGGTGCTATAATTGCATCTGGAGTTCCACCGTTTCCTCCTGTATAGCCATGAATTGTTCGCAGGGCGCCACTGCTCATAATGGCATTTCCGCCATCCGAACCATTTATGCCATACGCAGCGCCACCGCCGCCACCGCCAGAACCGCCTACAACGGTTCCATCTCTTTTGGTTCCACGAACGCCAGTTCCACCCTTTCCTCCGAGATATGTTAAAACATCGCCTCCCGGATTGCCGCTCACCTTTTCATCGGTGCTTGGAGCACCTCCATCACCGCCATCTGCGCCTGTGATTCCATCGGTTCCCCATACGCCATACGTTATTCCCGTTGTCGGTTCAGAAAATCCCTCAGAAGATGATGCGCCATCTTGCGATGTATATCCCGCGAAAGAAGTGTCCGTGCCAGCTGTTCCTGCATTCACAGTATCAGAGGTATATTCTCCGCCTACTCCTTTAACGCCGATTTTTGCATTGAATTGATCGTTTGGAGTTACTTTCAGTTCGATAGTATAAATTTTTCCGCCCTTGCCTGCGGTTCCTCCTTTTCCTCCTTTTCCTCCTTTTCCGGGGCGTAGAGTTCCGTTGGTATTGGTAGCTTCATCTGTACTTTCGCCGTTTTCACCGCGTTCGCCTGAATCGCCGCCTGCACCGCCGCCAATCAGAACAATACGGACACTTGTAACTCCATCCGGCACAGTCCACGTCCCGTCTTTGGTCAGAACCTCAACCGTATCGTAATATTCTTGCTCTCCAATATCCTGTGGCTTATAGCCAACCAGCACGCTTTCCTGCGCCGCCAGTCTGCCGGATACGGTAACATCGGCGCTTTCAATGCATCCGGTTACTTCACCGCCGTAAGGGTGCGTAATCTGCACTACATCGCCGGGAATTTCGCGCTTGATGGCGATTTTGTTGTTGATGCGCTCATTGTGGCTGTAATATTCGGCAAGGCGTTCCGCAACAGCGTTTGCGTTTACCAGAGATACAAGCGTTGCGTTCTCAACCTTTACCGTGTTGTCCGACTGTTTAACCAAGCTGCGGCTGCGGGTATTTGTTGGGGTGATAATCTGTCGCGTAACGTGAGTGTACTTCTTGCCGTTCAGCACGCCGGAACCAGCAGTAACAATGGCATAATTTGCGCCGCTTTCCGTGATTTCAAAGCCTGCGGCTTCGAGGTCATAGCATGGGTCGTCAAACGTGATCTTATCGCCCTCCGAGGTCGTGCCGTTGAACAGTTCCGTAACTTCCGTTGCGCTCTGCGAATAGGCGTGCTCAGTAACGATAACCTCCGTAACCGGAGTTGCATATTCTACCGAGCCGCCCGCATACATTTCGCTTGCGGTGATTTCGCTCGACTGTCCGTCCCACAAGCCCTCGATACGGATTGCGCCATTGTAGTCCACTTTCAGCGTTGCGCCGATAGCAAACAGCACTTGTGCGAGGTTTTCGCGCCGTGTTGCGATAGGCAGCCAGCCATACAGCTTGATATTTGCAATGTTGGACTTCACATAGCAGGTCAGCGGTGAGCAAATGTCCGAACAAACTTCGCGCACGGTTTCGCCGGTATAAATACCGCCGTCGTGGTAGGTTTCATCCAACAGACCAACGGTCGAGGTGCAGGTAAAGTGGTAAGTGTTGATAGAGGTGCGAGAGATTGTCTGCACATAAAAAATCCCCATCTGATTTCCGTCATGGTAGAAAGTCAGTGGGGTGTTACGGATAAACTCCGTTAAACTGGTATCATCCGACTGCACATCAAAGGAAAACGTGTCGATTTCCAGCGAGGCACTGTTCAGCGGACGCGCATAATACGCATTTCCGCTGATTACATCGTGTGCATCGAACGTGCGGTCAAGATATGTGATTGTATTGGTTCCCATGTGTCACGTCCTTTGCGGTGCCATTGCGATAAACTGAACGGAAAGTCCCGTCCAGTATGCTTCTCCGGGTTTCTTGCGAATGAGGTTATCTTGTCCAGCAGTAACATATGCGTTAAACGTAAGCGTGCTCTGTGCATACGGAACAACAATTCTGTGACTGTCCTGCGGTGCACTCAGAACCTCGTACAGCGCATCGTAGTCGCCGTACTTGCCAACTGCGGGAAGAATCGTAATCTCGTAGTTGTAAAACGTACCGATAATGTCTCGAATCATTGCGCCGCTGAGCGTTCGCTCTGCGTTCTCGCCGTCAAGCACCTGAAATTTACGGGTAAGGCTTGTAACAATGACGTTGTAATTCTTGCCGTCTACGGTAAGTTCCATTTATGCACCTCCTGTTACAAGGCTCACGCCGCGCCGCCGCGTTTCGCCGCTGTTGTACGGGCCAGTAATGCGTGCAAACTTCGCGCCGTCGATGTACAGCTCGATAGGCTGACTGCTGTTTCCAGTGCCGCCGCGTGCATCCAGCGCCGCGTTAAACGCATCAATCATGGTGGACAGCGGGGTTTCCACGTTCACGCCGCTTTTCTGATCGCCCAGCAGAGCGAGAAATTCACTGTTCGGACTGATAACCGCACCGTTTGCAAGGTGCGGAACCGAATCCAGAGAAAATGCAACTGGACGTGAAAATTCTCCGCTATAAGCACGCGTACCGGAGGAAGAACGCTTGTTCGCTTTACTGGTATTTAAGGCTACCATGCCTATGCCGACGGCAATCGAAGCCGCCGCCGCAATCGCTCCCGCTGGACCTGTGATTGCGCCAAGAGCGACCGCCAAAGCGGCTACCGCAGCAACAACAGCATAGATAATTGTTGTAACACGCTCAAGGGTGGAGAGGTTGCTCCATGCATTCATGACAGCAAGTGTCAACGTAACCACAAGGCCAAGAGCGGCAGTCAACGGGTTGATCGTAGATACCAGTTTTGCAACAGCCGCAATAATGCCAGTAAGTTTCCACGCGGCGACAAAAAGCGTTACAGCTTCAATTAAGCTTTTTACCAAGACTTTGTTGTTCGCAATAAAGTTTGCCAGAGAGCCGAGAAGAGTTATAACACTTGGCAGACCCGTTTGGATAACCCACGTCAGGAGAGGAAGGATAATATCTTGGTATATCTCTCCAAGTGCTTCTCCTAATGTATCTGTAAGGTTTTTAACGCCTTCGAGCAATGTCTTGATGGATTCCAGTAACGGGCTGAAATTCAACTGTGCTGCCCAATTTGCCGTGGCTTGTGCGATTCTGTCAACAAAACCAAGGACGGAATCTACAATTCCGAGAATTGCTGTCCAAATTGCAACTCCGGTATTGTTTTTCTCCCACGCCTCTTGCAATCTCTGTGCGATGTTTCCGATTACGTTTGCAATATTGGTGACGATGGAAATGATGTGCCCCATAATGCTTTCGCCCAAACCGGCTTGATTCCAAGCAACAAGGAACGCCTGACCGATGGAATTTACAAAGCTAACAACATTCGTAATCGCCGTCATGATTGCCTGCAACATGGCTTGTCCTGCGTTTCCACTGTTCCATGCGTTAATAAACGCTTGGCCAATAGAGGTGATAATCTGAACGATCGTGTTCAGCAAGTTCATGATTGCTTGCAGCATCTGTTCGCCTGTATTATTCGCATTCCACGCATTAGTAAACGCCGTTGCGATGGAGGTAATCAGGTTGAAGATGGTTTGCAGCAGCAGTTGAATATTGTTCAGCAGCGCAAGACCTGTGCCATTCGTCCATACCGCCATAAACGCTTGACCGATAGCGGAAACCATGTCTTTCAGCGCAGAAAGAGCGTTCTTTGCGCTTTCAATGGTCTGCTGTCCGTACTGCGCCCACGAATCCTGAAATACTTTCCAGAAGTCAGTGAGCCATTGTGGTGTCTGATTTTTTGCTGCGGAATAATCCGTATCAAACTTAGGTGCGCTCGGGTCGGTCGTGTTACTGCTGTTATTGCTTAATTTCTGGACTGTATCGAACGATGCAAGAGCCTTTTCAGCTTTCTTCGCAGACGATGCCGTGGAATCCAGTGCATCCGTTTGCTTGTTCAGTTCCTTTGCGTTTTCCTGTGCCTGCTGTGCGGTCGTACCGAACACAGACGCGATAAACTGCGCCATCTGTGCCGTTACCTGTGCAAGAGCCTGCATCAGCTTATTCAGCCATGGGATGATAGATTCATAGATAGGCTGAAACGCCGTCAGCAGGTTACTTTTCACCTGTCCAAACGACTTTGCAAACGTTTGGTTCGCAAGCAGAGCCTTGCCCAAACGGTCAGCCATTGCCGTAAGCGCTTTGGAAATCAAGTTGAAGAACAACGCACCCGCAACGATAGATCGCAGACGCACACCGAACGACTGTACGCCGCCCGTGGCTTTCTTCATGGACTTTTGGCTGGAACGTCCGAAATTGGAGAATTTGGCTTTGAGCTTGTCAATCGCTGCGCCCAATTTGCCGCCGAGCGAATTTTGCAGACTTCCGACAGACGTTTTCAAGCCAGCGCCCAAACCCGCAATAACTCGTTTCAGCTTAGCCATTTTGGAATTTGTCTGACTTACGAAGTCGTTCATTTCCGATTTGGACTGTTTCAGCCCGGCCTTCATGTTGCCTAACTGCGTCGTCTCATTGTCAAGGCTTTGCCGTACATTCTGACCGGCGCTGCTCATCGTGGACGATTGCTTGATCTCGGCAAGCTGTTGTTTCAGTTGTGCCGCTTTATCATCTGCGTTTCGCAGAGCTTCGCCCAATTTATCCGATTCAGCAACAAGCGAATTCAGCTTTTGCGCCGATTCCGAGAATTCCTCCTGTGGGATTGCGCCCGTTGCCGCCTGTTTCAGTTTGGTGTTGTAATCGCTCTGAGCCTTTTCAATCTCAGCGTTTACTTCATCCAACCGAGCAGCCAGACGTGCGGCTTCTTTCTCCGTTGCTGCAAGGTCGGCTTGCATTTTAATGCCCTTCGTGCCGCCAGCGGCTACCTTGTTCCACTGTTCAGCAAGTTTTTGTACCTTTGCGGCTTGTTTATCTACGGCGGCTGATTGCTTCTCAATGTCTTTCGTCATTTGTGCAATCTGCTTTTTCGCTTGTTCGTCGCTTACAGTAGCTTCGATTCTGATAGAGCCATCCGCCATTTATTCACCGCCTTTCTAATTGATCTGCGCCCAGAAAGCGTCAATAGCTTCCTTTTCCTCCTCGGAAAGTGCGGGTGCAGGGGTTAAATTACGTTTGAGACGTTCGTATTCCTGTTTCTGTTTTCCCTTCATTTTGCTTGTGTCCGTGCCTCTGATTTGCAGGGCATGAGACATTGCCGAATCTTCGTTAAGGCTTTCCATCATTGCCATAAACTCAAACCAGTGCAGATTGACCTTGTGCAGCTCAATGCCGAACGTCTGCCGAAACGATGCGTACAACCGTGCAGAATCGAAATCGAACCACATCATGCGTTTACCGCCGGGTTCAATCTCTCTATCGTCGCCACAGCGAACAAACCACTGTAAACCTTCCAGTGCAATGTCAATGGGTGGCATCCCTGCTCCGTAAAGCAAGGATAACGCCACCCATACACGGTCGTTATCGCTTAAATCCGGGTCGTCCAGCGCAAGGGAAATCTGAATGCCGATGCGGTAATCCGTGCGAATCAGATACCCCTTGTAAGAGCTTGGCAGGCGGTCGAGCAGCATATTAAACACTGCCGACACGCTCCGCACTGTACTTGCTCATGTTTGCTGCACGCTTCTCAACATGGCTGTCAATGATGGGGGTAAGCTGTGCGAAGAAATCAAGGAACTGGTCGGAGGACGGAAGCACCGCACCAAACACCTTCGCGCAAGTATTTTCGCCAATCAGCGCGTCGATTTTGTCCCTAACGTCTTTGTCAAACGCCACAATATCGTCCAGCGTGTCCAGAACGTCGCCTTTCTTCTCAGAAATAGCCGTTGCCTTGTCTTTGATTTCATTCAGCAGGTCGAAAAAGCCTTTGACAAAGCTATCATCAGACAGCGGAAGGGAGATCGTCTCTCCCTTGTCGTTGACTTCAATAACCTTTACGCCGCTGTTTACGCGGATACTATCCATTCCTCGTTACCTCCTTATACGGATACGTTCGCAGTGAATACCGGTGCGCCGCCGGTGATCTTAACAGTGCCCGGAATCGGGTCGCCTACATAGTTCAGCGTATATTCCAGCGTCGGAGATTCGCCGCCTGCACCGCCGTAGGTATCAACCTGTACAGATACTTCCTGTACTTCTGCAACGTAGGTTGCAGTGTCACTGTCACTGGTAGCATTCCACATGTCCACATTCAGCAGCCATGCGTGAGAATCTGCCAGAGTAGCACGAGCGCGACGCTTCTTGTCGATAAACTCAAACACATCGTCGCCCTTGGTGCACTGCTGAGAAACGCTCATGGTCGGCTGATAGCCGGTAATCTCAGTAGTTGCAGAATCAGAAATAATGTCCTGCTCGGTCTCGGTCTGTGCACCGTAGTCCGTAGATGCTTCGGTTACGTTCTTGCCGATTCGTGCCCACTTTGCAGCGGAATACTCGCCCATCTTCTCGGTAGTATCCAGAAAGTGCGCAATCAGAGGACGTTTAATCTTTTCAGTTGCCATTTTTACACCTCAACTTCATAGTTAATGGTTAAGAGGATTTGGTAATCCTCGGTTAAATCTTCGTATCGAGCGATAAGCCCCGCGGGGGTCGTTCGCTCAACAGATGTGACGGTCATTCCCTCGCCGAGATCAGGCGGGTTTTCTTCCGCCCATGCTCCCAGCTCATTCAGCAAGGATTCAACGTCGAGACGTTCCTCGCTGTCGGTCGGCAGGGCGCGATACATCACGCCGAACGGGTACTGTGCAGCATATCCGCCGTCAATGTACTGCGCGGTTTTATACGCGCTCTGTACACTGGTAAGCATCATGCCTGACCGTTCCGGCGGGAGATATTCAAACTCGATTTCGGGAGCATAGCCTTTCAGCCACAAAAGAACAGCCCGTGAAACACCGTCTTGTTCACGAGCTGTTACCGTGTTCAATTTCTCACTCATCGGTCAAAATCTTGCGCACTCCTTCCATCCAGCGCGTTTCATTCAACGCCTTGCTTGCCTCGAACCAGTGAGAACGCGCATTCTTGTGCATTCCCTTGCTGTATTTGAGGTTCCGGTCTGTCAACGCCTTGCGTGTGCCCTTGGGTGCAAACGTGCTGCCGGTTGCCGGGTCAATCATCACCTTGCCGTAATACTGAAATCGTGCATAAGGAGAGGCGTACACGATGGTATTCCCCTGCCGGTGCACATTCATTGCCAGCGCTCCGGTTCGCGCGGGAACAAACTGATCGGTGTCCTTGATGATTTCCTCGCAAAGCCACTTGTTAGCCTTTGCAACGCGATCTTCCAGTACGTTTTTCGGCACTTTCAGATACAGAGAATAGTAAATCATCGTCCGCCCACCTCCAAATGCTGCAACAGGCCGTAATCATAGCGCGAAACGCTTGTCACCCGGTATGTCTCGTGCTTCTCACGGCATTTCTGGTAACTTCCCTCTTCCGGCACATCACCACGGGCGAAATAGTCCTTTTCAGACGATAGCGTAAGTTCGCACGGCAGAGGGATATGCAGCGTAACGGAATCTGCACTGTTGAGTGCGGTTTTCGTTGCCGCTGTGCCTCTGGTGCTTTCCAGCAACACGCCCGTAAGCACTGTTCGGCCGGACGGCTGAAAGATCGTCACGGTGTGCGGTAATTTCATGCTGTCACCTTTGCCCTTTCAAACTGTGTCGGCAATTCTGCCGCTTCGGAAAACGCCTTGTATTCGCGCCGTAACGCTTGCAGACGTATCTTTGCATTGTTGGCTTGCTCGGTATCCCCGGCAGCTTCAAACGCCCTCCTACGCCGTGTCTGCTTCCGCATAGCTGTTTCCAACTTGCGCTGCATCTGCGTCGCTTCGTAGGCGGTGTAAGTCTTGCCCTGATACTCAAACGGCGGCGGGTCGATGTTCTTTAGTTCATCGTCCGTATAAACGCGCTCAGAAACGCCCTCCAAAAACGGATGCCGGTGGTGTCTACAGTTAGCGCCTTCCAGACCGTCAACCTGTCCCAATCCACAAACCTTGTAGATATTCGGGTACTTGCTGCCGTCTTTCGTGGCGTATACCTTACCTTGCCAGCGCTTATGATTTGACCAGACGTGCGGTTTGTCCTTATCTCGTGCTCCGCGATGGGCGGTCACTTCGTATAAGTCGGTTTCCAACACCTCCGCCGCTTCTTCGGCATACTTGGATGTAACCTGATTCAGACCGGTTACAATAGCGCGCCGCGCCGCAACGTCAGCATGGTTCATCCAACCGGACGCATAATCAACCGTGCGAATACCGCTGTCAGCCAGTTCCCGTACTGCATCTTCAAGTGCCTGCTGCACCGTAAAGCCGCCGGAGTACACTTTCATTTCTGCCTTATCAAGCACAGCCTGATAGGCTTTAGCGATAGGACGGAACACGATTTCGCCGTTCGTCTGCACAGCAAAACCCAAAGAACGGGTAATGTTGCGGTACTCATCGAGCATTTGCTTGCGAATCAGTTCAATTTCTCGCGCCGTCACGATTTCGAGTGGCATTGTAATACCTGCCTTGTCGGACAGCTCGCCGTAATACTCGCGGTTCAGCTTTACAACGCGGTCAAGCGCATCCTGCACTTCCTCCGTGCTGGTCTTGGTATGATTTGCGATACGCCGTTCGATGGTATCCATGTCTAGACCGTATGCTTTCAGCGTGCGTATGTCGTTGATCGTTACCTCGTTCAGTTCGCCGGTCAGTTTGAAGCGGGAGCAAATCTCATACAACAGATCATCTTCCATTGCAAGGATTGCTTTTACAAGCGGTTTAGGCGCATTTTCAAGGTATTCCGGAGTAATAGGATACTTCATCAGCCGATACCGCCATAGAGTAAGCCAGTACCGCACAAATACTGTGCGATAAGTCGTTTTTGCCGATCTTCAATGCTCTGCACCTGTGCAGCAATAGCAGAGTTAGCGCCGTAACTGCGAGACCACGAGCCAACACTCTCAGAGGATACCGCGCCGCCGTCCGTAGAAAAGACGGCGGATTCTGCGGTTTCCTGATTGTGCATGACTTCTGCCAGCGCACAGTTAAGGCGTTTTACTCGGTGCATTACAGTGTCGCTCAGAACGCCGTCAGAGCGTCCGAGCGTTGCGCAAGAGATAATATCCGCCGCTCTCCCTGCTACGCGGTCGTAATCCTTCTCATCAATCAGATTACCCTTGTAACAGGTGCGGTAAAAGTCATAGTTTGCGTACACGGCGGATTGCTCCTTTCTTTACGACGGCAGGGTTACAGTTGCAATGTACAGGCCGTTCGGGTCGGGCAGAACCGGGATAAACATACCGGATGCCTTAGTCCAGATTGCAACCGGGTCAGGGGTCTGCCACTGGGTCATGGTGATGTACTGGTTCTGCGATGCAGCAGTAAATGCGCCCTGCGCTTCCTCTTCCGGAGGTACACCCCACAGACCAGCGCCGAACGAACCGTTTGCCATAGTTGCGAGGAACGCAATCTTGTTCTTCGGGAAGTAGCGCTGAGTAGTCAGCGTGCTGTCTGCCTTTTCGTAGTTGTAAACCTGATCGTTTACAGTGATTCGCTCAATGCCGAACAGACGAGAGAACAGGCTCGTAATCTCGTCCTGAGTTGCCAGACGACCAGCGAAAGCAGAGCCGAAAAGCGCGTTCTGGATAACAGCGCTCTTAGCAAGCAGGCTGAGAACAGCAGAGCTGGTGACGATCTCACGCAGCACGCGGCCGGTTGCAATAGCAGCATCACGCACGCCCTGAATATCGTCGAGGATGGTCTTCGCCTTTGCCTCGGTAGACCAATCGAAAGTCTTGTTCGTGTGGTCGGTCGGAACGCCGAAGTCGATAGTGGTATTGACGTGATTCTCGTTGATGGTCATCTTGCCGGTTGCAAGCAGCTCCTGCTTTGCAACCTCGGTACGGGTCTTTACACCCTCGGCCAGACGCGCCATATCGTCAAAGATATAGTCGAGAATCTCGTTGTTGGTGCTTACGCCGTGGTTGCGGAGCAGGCGGACACGCTCAGAAAGGTTGATCTTGCGCTTGATGAGCAGCTTCTCAACGGTTACGATGCTTGCGGTCGGGCGGGAGCCGATCTGTGCCTCTGCGTCGAGCGCGTGCACGGTTGCCATGGTCGGCAGGTATGCGCTGTCAGACATAGCGAGATACTTTGCGGTGATGTTCTGGGTCTTCTGGTCGGGGAACAGACGGTCGCCGGGCAGCTCCGGGCGTGCAATTTTGAAATTCTGGCCGAAGTCCAGCAGGTCAGCTTCTTTCAGCAGTTCTACAAATTCCATAGGTTATTACTCCTTTACGCTCTGGTGGTTTCCGGCGCGTTAACAAAAACAACGCCGCTCTTTTCGAGGGTGGACTTTGCGCCAGTCTTGGAGCTATCGTCCGCGCTCGGCTGTGCGGGCAGGCGGTTTGCATATACACGGCCAGCAACAATAACAGCAGCTACACGGTCGCCGTTGGTTACGTCCACATCCTCAAATACAATGCCCTCTGCGGTGTTGTCGTTCAGCGGGAAGATAGTGCCCTGCTTAACAACCTTTCGATTGCCATCAGCGGTGCCGAGAGTTGCGGGAATGAGACGGGTCTTGGTAATCAGACCAACTTCGCTTGCGAGGATAGACGGCTTGTGTGCACCGTCAGCTTTGTTTACATAAGTGCCCATAGGTTATTTACTCCTTTCCCTTGGGTGCGAACTGTGCGGAATACCGCTGTGCAGCCAGACCGGCAGCACTTACCGCATGCGGTGCGGGATTCTGAATCGGATTTGCAAACGTCGGAGCGGGTTTTTCGCTCTGAAATGCCGCCGGGTCGGATTCCTGCTGCTTCTTGCAGTAATCGTCAAAGCCGGTCAGCGTGCCGTCCTTCATTTCCAGTTTGTTTGCGGTCAGGTCAGCGATAAACGCCTTTTCTGCCGCCTTAGAGGTGAATTTGATGCCCTTTGCGGCGATTCCGGAGCGAACTGCATCCGCATAATCGCGGGCATCGAGCTTGCTCTGGAATTCTGCGGTGTCGGTGTCGTACTTCTTCTGCAGGGTGTCGAGCTTGGTCTTCAAGTCGTCCGCGTCGCCCGCATTTTTCTTCAAGTCCTCAATGTCCTTGTCGCGCTGGGTGAGCTGGTCGCGCAGGTCGGTAACGTCTTTCTTGGCTTCTACCGCCTGTGACTTGTATTTCTCAACGTCCTTGCCGTTCAGTGCAAAAACCTTATCTGCCTGTTCGTCAGTCAGACCGATTTCTAGCAGTTCTTCTTTCTTCATGTGTGTACTCCTTTCAGATTAGGCGTTTTAGGTGGTCGCCGTCACCGATCTGCCTGCACTTTTAGGCTTGCAGGATAGCCAATTTCCGTAGTTTAATGCCGTTGCGGGCATGAAAAAAGCGCCTTACAGCGCTGGATTCACTTTATCAAAGTGGGTTATGCGATTATCAAAGTCGATTTGCTAACAGTTTGATTATTCCTCTCCCTCTGTTAACTTTTCAGCGTTCGGCATCATTGCCCGAGCTTCTTCCTCGGTTACGCCGTACTTCTTTGCAATGTACAGCTCGCCTCGAATAAGACCGGCAGAAACGTCATTGCGCATATCCGCAAGTTCTTTCTGCTTGCTTTCGGTGTCCTGCACAACGCCGTCTCCCCAATCGCACTGCAAGTCCCAATCACCAGCAGGCGCAAGACCGTAAAGCGTGGCGTAAACGTCCATGCCGTACAGCAGGCCGTTCAGAGCGTGTTCAAGTGCCGCCTGCGTATCCCTCACGGTGACGTACATTGTCTGCTTACTGGATACGATCTCGGTTGCGGTTGCGTTTACCGTCTGTGGGTCGGACAGCGTTCCAAAAGACAAGCCGCAGTTCAGTTCGATCATCTTCAAGGTGTCTTGGAAGCCCTTGTATAGTGCATCGTTGCGGAATTCCGGCGAAAACTCCTGATAGAAATCTACGTTTTCAAACGGCATCCGGCGGAACAGACGGTCACGGAGTAGCGGGTTCGTGTGCGATAGTCCGTGCTCATCTACAACGCGCTGTGGAATCGCGGAATCGCTCATCAGGATACGGCGTTCGCCGCTTTCATACTCCCACATGAGCCGTTCCCACTGTTGGTCAGCCTGCCGGATGAGGTCTACCGCTGCGCCGCTGTAAAGCGATACGCCGAGCGGGCTTTCCGGTTCAATGTTGTTCGCAATCGGCACCTTAAAAAAGCCGAAAAGCGGACGTTCTACGTTCTGAATCGTCGTTTCCGGTGCAATCTGTGCCCAGTCCTCTACAGTATTCAGCGGTACTTCCGAGCCGATACTACCGTTCTTGTCGGAGTTGTACGCCTTGTTCTTGATGGTGTACACGCCGCTTTTCAGTTCGTGGTACTCCAATTTGGTATAATATCGGTTCTTTTCTCGCTTGGTATCCGCGAATACTGCTGCTGTGATCTCTCCGTTGCTGTCAACGCTGACCGGGTACGCGCTGCCGACTGTGTTAAAGTCCACAAGCACACGGTTCTCTGATACAAACGGCTTGTAGAAGAAACCGCCGACCGAGAGACCCTTTTCAACGTCAATTCGCATGTGTGGAATCATACCGCGCAGGCTTTCATTCAGAAACTCTGCTCGTGCGCCGCCATCAACAGTGATGGTGCTTTCAATGGTGGTTGGGCGTGCTACTGCTCGGCAGATAGCCGACGGCAATCCACAAGACGTAACATTCCGGTTGCCGTGCTGACCGAGCCACTCGGCATCGTCCATATACATCCGTCGCCACAAGTCAATGTTTGACTGCATCGTGGAATCATAGACCGCCGTTGCCCCTGTCAGCTCTTCAATTTTGTTTGCCGGAATCATTGCTTGCCTCACCGCCTTTATTAACTGCTTCAACCGTTCAAACATTCACAAGCCCCCTTGCTCTAACCTCTCGGCGCACTATCGTCTGGAAGTAATAGCGTGATGCGTCCATATCATGGTCGAACTCCTTGATAACCGCATCTTCGGGGGATTTATCGTCCCACATATACATGCCGAATTCGTCGATTGCTCCAGTACAGCTTGCATTGTACTGTGCATAACCAGCAGCAAGCAGCGTTCCCATCAGTCGGATACCGTCAAGCACGCTGTTGTCTGCGTCACGCACACGGAATTTACCGTGTCTGCGGATTGTTTCCTTGAACGATGCAGCCGATGGGTCAATGATAATCGCCTCGATATACTGGCTACCAACGAACGTTTCAAGATCGGCGTAGTATTCCTCATCTGTTTTCTGTTTCTTCTCCTTGCGGCTGTCGTGCCGATACGCACGCACACAAGTTGATTTGCAGGTCATTTCATCAAACCGCCAAAGTTGGAACACGGTCGGGTTAATCGTGCCGTAGTCGCAGGACACAAACCAGCGATTGCCGGAACCTTCACCATCCGTAACGTGCAGCTCGGTCGAGAACATAGGATAAACCAAACCCTCTGCAACACGTCGCATACCGAGGATATCACGCTGATACCAGATGCTCTTGCGGTCGTATGTCGCAAGGATTTCTTTCAAGCGTTCATCCGATACGGAAAGGTTGTCTGCAATGGTGAAATGTCCGTAGTTGAAACCGTAGTTTGGGTTCTCCCGCTGCTTCTCCATATGGAAGTTGAGCACGTCTGTGTAGTACGGGTGGTTCTCGCCCTTCGGGTTAAGATCGTGATAAATACCACGGTCGCCGCTCGTCATGGTACGGTCAAAGACTTCCTGCACAAACTTAGGGTGGCACTCGTTTGCCTCAGTGATATACGCAAGGCCGTAAGTGTTGCCCTTAATGTTCTTCTCGTCGCCGTCTTTACGACCGCCGGATACAAGCACGATCTTCTCAGCGCCGTTACGCGTCTTGACGTAGATGCAGTCTCGGTTCTGGTACTTACCTACCCGACAATTCTGCTTGCCGAAATAGTTAATCATGCCGTAACCGTCGCAGTCGATGATATTAAGCATTGCCGACGCAGTAGAAACGCCTGCAATGAGGTGGAATCTGTTCGGGTGCTTTTCCAATCGAGCGCAGAACGCCGTTGTTTGCAATACGTTCTTACCGCCACGCTTGCCGCCCTCGGCCACGTTGAACCAGCTATGAAGGGATTTATAGAAATAATCCACTTGTTTTTTCGTGAACGGTGCGGGGATATTATCCATCTTCAAAATCCTTTATATCTCTGTCCGGTGCGGGCTTCATCAGCATATCAACGAGCGGCTGCACGCCGTTGTCGTTGTCGCTTTCCATCGGCGCAGGGGTATCGCCCTGCCCGAGGTACTGCCTACCTAACCAGATCAGCATCTGTATATTTCCACCTTTAGCCGCCTGTACCTGCCAATGTCTCAAACGCAAGCGCATCTGTGACACGCCGCGTACATAAGCCGCCCTTACATCCTTGCGATTCAGGAAGTTTCCTCTCGCAAAGTCCAGAGCGTCCGCAATGTCCGCTTGGGTGTTGCCCTCTGCGGCAAGTTCTTCGACGGCTTCAAGATCAATTACTTTCTTCGGTCTGCCTCTCGGCATTTCATAACCTCCTTTCACCCAATAGAAAAGCACCGGGAAAGTCTCGGTGCTTTGTCTGTTGAGTTGTGTTTGCTTAGGTCGAGGACGAGCGAGCGCCACGAGCGCCAGCCGCACGACGGCCAACCGCTACGCTACGACGGCGCACACCGCCAGAACGACCACGGTTTGCAAGTCTGCCACTACCATAACCACTACCCATGCTTCACACCTCCTTTCAAATATACAAAAAGGACTATCTTTCGCAGATAATCCTTTCCGTTATATTTATTCACCAATGATTTTGCTCAAATATTCTTTTGAGCCTTTGCCGATTCGCGCAAACTTCATATCTTCGGTCTTAATCGGACGCTTGACCGCCCGCGCGAATTCCTTGCCTTCGATATACTTTAGATCGGTATCGAATTCGAGGGATGCGAGAAATTCCTCTTTCTGCGCTCTGCTGGTAAAGCAGATACAACACCAATATTCAGTGTCGCACATATCGCGGAATCGCTTGTTCTCAGCGCCCATGCGCTCACGGAAACTCTTTTCTACGTCTCCCAGTTCATCGAGGCACTCGCTTTCGAGCTGCTCTAATTCAATGTGATCATCTTTTGTTTCCTTAACTTCGTCGTCGTTCCAATATCCCATTACAGTTCGCCCCTCCTGAATAACTCCAACTCTGCCAGCGGGAACCATGTGATAATCTTCTCGTAGTCCCGCGGGAAATTCTCCTTGATCGGCTTCAAGAACCGATAATCAATACCATCGAACGTTCTGCCGAACAGCTTGTAGTCTACCGGCAGCCGAACACCGCTTGCATCAAATTCGCGCAGCAGGTCGGCTTTTACCCAGTCGAACACCGGATAGAACCGCTTTGCATTGTGGTTTATCGCTCCATGTGTTTTCATGGCAATGCGCCGCATAGGGCTATCTGCCATTCTAACGCCAGTCGCAGTGTATACGCATTCCGGCAGGCGCTTGCATTCGCGGATGATCTCGCCAATTTCGGCATCGTCATATTCTTCGCCCGGCAAGTCCAGCGCCTCGATCTTGGTTACATGCTCCGGCGATTGGAAGACCAGATTTCGCAGCAGCCGGTACAGTGATCTGTGCGGCAGTCTGTAAATGTGAGTGCCGAAAAAATCCTCATAGTATGCGAGGCTGTTTTCGACGAATTCCAGACCCGGCACAGTGTAACAATAATACGGGATTACATGCTTGAAATACTTTCTCAACTGCAACCACGCTGCAATGCTGTCCTTACCTGTGGAAAATGCTAAGATCGCGGTATCGCATTCCTCTGCCATAGTACGGCAAAGGCTTTCGCCGCTGCTTGCATCTACTCTATCATACACTACGCTTTGTCCTCCTCTTTGTCTCGCTCCATCTGGCAATCAATCGCACGGGCGATAAAGCCATTCACGCTTTCTCTCCGGCCTTCCACATGGGATTTGATTTCTTCTTTCTTTCCTTTCGGCAGGGTCAAATTAACTCGGTCGTAAGCCTTGTTGATGTACTTATTGGTTGCTTTCTGCTGTGCCTTGCTGGATGGCATATAACAGCACCTCCTAACGATAGCTATTATACGCCTTATATATATTTGTGTAAATATACACAATCCACAAATATACTTGCGCAAATATAGTTATTTTGCTCATTGCTATACTTGCGCAAGTATATTATACTATAGTCACATTAAAGGAAAACACAAACCACCGAAAACAAACAGGAGGTAATCAAATGTACATTGCAGGCACTTGCGAATGGCATCGCTACGAGATCACTCCAGCTTCTGTGCATTTCTTCCCGGATACGGTACTATCTTATTCATTGAGGGTGTCAGCTTTGAAATTGTTTAATCTCCCGCCCGGCTCACGCACCCGCAGCGGAAGATATAAAAAACGCTTGTCACCGCACCGAATCAGCGGTACAATATACATAACAGGAGGTAACAACAATGACCCTTACCAAAGAGCAGCGCGACCGTATCGCCGCAGTCGCGGAAGAATATGATTTTGATTACGCATGCATCGCAGTCCGCAAGCAGGAAGAGCCCTTCGCGCTCGGTGAGATCGACCACGTTTCCCACATCTGGGACAACGGCGAGGACACCGGCGAGGAACTCAACGGATTATGCGGTATCAAGGTAAACGCGCTGGATGATTCCGCGCGCTATAACGGTGACTATTTCGGTCGCCACATCGCCGTTATCGCGGGTAACTCTTACGAGTACGGCGAGGACGCAGGTGAGGTTATTATTTCCGATCCTGTTGTTATCTCCATCATCGCATAGGGAGGCAATGCCATGCCAACAAGAGCACCCAGAAAATGCATCTCCTGCGGTGGGGTTTTCCTGCCGCAGTACGATGATCAGGTAAAGTGCCCGGATTGCGCCGCAAAAAGCATTAAGTCCACCATGCGCCCGCGCACCTGCCGCCAGTGCGGCAAGGTGTTTGATGGTGGTCCGCGTGCGTGGTACTGCCCGGACTGCCGCGCCGAGCGCCAGCGCGAAGCAAACCGCCGTCAACGCGAGAAAGGCACCGTGCGCCCTCTTGGCTCCACCGACTTGTGCGAGGTATGCGGCAAGCCGTATATCGTCAAGTCAGCACGCCAGCGCTATTGTCCGGACTGCGCCGCCGAGGCGGTCAAAGCCGCCGATAACGCCCAGGGCCGCGCCTATATGGAGGACTACCGCAAGGAGCGCATCCGCCACACCGACCGATTTTGTAAGGTCTGCGGCGCTGAAATTCCGCCAGACAGCCCGGAAAAGTATTACTGTTCCGATGCCTGCCGCCAGAAAGCCAAACAGGAGAGCCAGCGCAAGACGGACAGCAAGCGCGGTATAACCGCCGCCCCGCCGAAGTTCGTTCCCTTTCCCAAGATCGTGGAAGCACATGCTGTCGGCTATGTTCTCCCGCCGCTGTTGCAAGCCGACGGACCATTTGAGATCGTAGAGCGCTATCGCAATGAGGACGGAGAAACCCGTTTCCGCGCACGCTGCAAAAAGTGTGGCCGCGTGATTGACCGCTCTCAAGTGTACTTTTACTCGTCCGAGGTAAAATCATGCGGTTGCGAAAGAAACCTGCACATAGGCGCAGGTAAAGCCATTTCGGCGGCGCACGCCAAAATACCGCACATCTGCATGATGTGCGGAGAGCATTTCACCGGCGGCGCGCGGTCTAAATACTGTCCTGCTTGCCGTAAAAAGCATGTAGCCGAGTTGAGCAGAGACTACTTCCGCCGTAAAGCCGGCTGGACCGAAGAAGAAATCCGTCTCGGCCACAGAATTAAATAGCATGACAAACCCCGCTCACCAAAGCCATAAGGTGAGCGGGGTTTGTCATTATACGACTGTTTCGGTTTCGCAGGACTTGCACCTGCTTTCAGCTACTATGCAAACCGGTATACCTCCCTGCGGAGGTATGGGCGCTATCGTCGCGTCTGTACGTCGGGCTTTTACCGAGGCTTGCGCCGCTGTCCAGAACGGTTTGTATGAAATCCAGAGAGGTATTACCTCACTTTCGCAAGTTTACTTGTGTTTCCGTCCTGATGATTAGGTATGTTTATTGCAAGAGATAAACAGACTGGTGCTCTTTTGCGGCGTGTACTTAGCCACCCGAAAGCGCCGTATCGGCTTTGTAACTTTGTACCGGTTGTTTTGCTCTCGGCTCACTAAGTCCGTGTGAGTGCTTATCCGGGCAGCACTCGCCCTCTCATTATGGGCTGTTCGGCGTTGCTCTCCGTCGTGTCGCAGTTGCTATCGGTCTGTAATCCGGCTGATTTCCTCGTAAGGTTACAGCGGGGAGCGACCCCGGTTGCGGCGTGCCTGCAAGCACCCGCTGAACTCTGCAAAGCCGTTGCAGCAGCTTCACAGGCGTTCGGAAACAGATTGTCCGTCTTTCCGGACCGCCAGAATATTATCGTCCTCGTTGGAGGCGTTTTGCTCCCTCTGCCTCATGCAGCTTCGGGAACAGATTGCCTTGCACGTCGTCGATCATGCAAGGCTTGCCAAAAGTCCGCCATATTGCCCTTGGCTAAAAAGATTCCATACGTTACCCGTCCGGCCTCACGCAGCCATCCGGGCATGTTTGCGGTGTCTGTTGCCCGCAGGCACCGCACTCCATTCTCAATTTTTTAGCGTGAATGTTATTACTCCGTCACCCTCATGCAGGCTTCGGAGCATATCGGCGTGCCGCGCAAAAGACACGCCGAAAGAATAGAAAGGATAATCAATGCCTTCGTTCCGCGAAAGGCGTTTTGCTCCTCTGCCCTCATGCAGACTTTGGAGCAGGTCAGCGGCAGGTCTCCCCACCGCTTTAAGTAGATATTTGGGGTTAAACAGAAAGGCTTGTCACCCGTCAGCCCTCACGCAGGCTTCCGGGCGTGTACCCGCCTTTCGGCGGGCTGAAAGCGGAGGAACGAAACTCCGTGATTCCGCCCTTTAGGGCTTTTATCACGATATCATTATACCACCATGTTTAGTATTATTGTGTATTATGTTTTCCACAACGTTATGCACAGCCTGTGCGTATCCGTTCCACTGCCTGTAAAGCTCTTACATGCATTTCGCCCTTCACATGGGATTCGCTGTAATTCTGGTTACGCGCCACGTCCCTCCATTTGCATCCGTTTATATACCGGTCGGTTAGCAACGTCCTGAGTTCGTTGCTCGGAACTTTTGCGATCGTGCTGATAATCTCAGCCCGCACCAGATCAAGCCGCTCCTGCTCTCGTTTGATTTGATTGTTCAACTCAATGTACGCATCCGCCTTATTCGCAGTAACATCACCGCCACCGCCCGGCGTTTCCTTAATAGTCGCCGTTGCACTCGTCGCTCGTGTCCATGCTTTTACACGAGCGTTTTCCAACGACGCAATGTAGTTCTCGATTCCTACGGCACGCAAAAGCCATTCTTTAGTCGTCGTGTGCCACTACCTCCTCCATACCGTGCTGTGTATATCGCCTGCGGCGGCTGATTCTCGCCGCCTTGCGGACGCAACCCACACCCGGTTCACATCCGCGCGATTTCCCCGTGTCGATCAAATAATGACACGCCCATAGCTTAGACCCTTGGCTTGTACCCAGTACCCGCCAGTATGCGCACCCGGCGCATTCGCTTTTCTTTTTCATGCTAATGCTATTCCATTCTCCCACAGTTCTTCAATCAGATCGTCGATTTTAACGTATTTTCGGGCGATGCTGTCTGCGAGGTAGTTTGTTTCGTCCCATATCCGCCGTAATCGGTCATAGTCGTACCCTTCTTTATCCCGTAGAACGCTAAACATAATTGCCCATGTAGACGCAACCGCCGTGTTCGTTGCGTCTCGTTTGGCTTTTTCTATGTCACCCTGCGTCGCCGGTATTCGGTATGGGTTGACCTTCTTTCTCTTCGACATTCCCGTACCTCCAATTTTCGTACCGCCGCATCTCGTCCAGATACTGCCGCATCTCCGCGCTGTACTGCTTCACTCGTCCATCCGCTCCAACATATCAAGGTACTTTCTCGCCATCGCCGCCACCTGAATTGCCTCGCAAGCCGCCGCTTCGGCGTACTGTTCAACGAGAGCCACATGCTGCGCCGTCTGGATACCATCACGGATGCGGTGCCATAGCTGCTCCATCGCCATTTCGATACTGGCGCATTCTTCCCGCAGTTCCTCGGATTCCTCCGTAATGATTGCCCATCCCTCGTGCTCCGAGTGGAACTGCGGAAAACGCTCATTTGCGCTTTCCAGTTCCTTTTCAACGAGCATCTTTACGTCTTCACTTACTGCATTCATTATTTTCTTCCTTTCAAACACAAATCATCGGCGGGTGCGGAATCTCCGTATCTACCGGTTTCCACAGGTGCAGACAGTACGGATAATTGTTGATGTACTCCGACTTAGGCGGGTGGAACTGCATAACGCGCTCGTCCTCACCGAAAAACATATCTTTAATCGCGCACATTTCGTCCCATGTCGGGCAGCACTTGCGCTGTGCAGAGCCGGGCGAAACGCTGACGTGTTCCCAGCCCATTCCATTGCTTGCGATCACCCGGAACGACTTTCCGCCGACATACACCTTGAAAACACCGTTTCCGCTGTCGCCGGTGCAGCCGTAAAACTCGCGTTCTCTGTCTTTCAGCCGGAACTTGTCTAGTTTATGCAGGTCAATCATACAGGTTCACTCCCTCAATCTCCGCACGGATTTCCAACGTATACAGATAGTCAGACATGTGCTCACGCTGTGCTTTTAGCAGCTCGATAGGGCATTTCAGCGTAAAATCAAGCGTGCCCGCCGCGTGCTTAACAAGTAGCCGATTCAGCTTTTCATAGCGTTCCTTCGTCTCGTGGTACTCGCGCTTCATGCGCTCCTGCCATGTGTCCGGCGTAACGCCCATCTGGGCGGCGATTTCAGCGATGGTCATTGTGGTAATCCTCAATCACATCAATACCGTATTCAATCGCGCACTCGTTCTCGATACGGCAACCGCGGTACTGTTCCCAGTCTTTTGCAAAATACGCCACATCAGCCGTTGACAGCAGTTCCAGCGACTTAGCCAGATACCAAAGCGGACGCGCGTCATGTGGCGCGTTCTGGAAAAACGAATCAATCACTTCCACCGGCTCACCGAGTTCACGCTCTGCGGATTCGATAGCTTTTGCGCGGACTGCGAGAATTTCTTCGTCCGTCTTGTCCTTCATAGGCTGAGAAATAAATAACTTTTTCATTCTTCCACCCTCTCATACGTCTTTGCGAACACATCCGGTTTACACGGGTAGTATTCGCCGTTTACGCCCTTGATGATGTAGTCGCCGACAGATGCGTAAAGCATTCCCTCAAGAGTGCTTATCATCAAGTCGTAAGCAATAACCAAGCCGTCCGCGCGCTGCTTTTTAGCAGTAAAAAGCGCACTGTGAGTGCAGAAAGCACGGATTTCCTCTCGGTTCTCGCCTGTCCACCGGACTGCCTCAATCGCAACAGGTTTCTTGCGGTACTTCATTCCGTTACTCCCTCACATTCCGCCTCGCAAGCCGCATAGCCTGCAAGATCAATCCAACTGTCAGCCTTTCCGCCGCCTGCTGCAATGCGTGCAATCTTGAGCAGCGTCATCATCATGGCAACGTCGTTCGCGTCGATATACACACCGCCCGCCTCATCCACGCACGCGCGCCTGAGGTATGTTTTCCAAAGTTCTGCGATCGTCTTAAAGTTATCCTCCGGTGTGCCGTAGTCCGTCTCGCGCTGTCCGCATACGCACTTCTCCGCCGCGTGCAGGATGTCCGCACAGGTCAGCTTGCGCTTTACATCCTCGCCGTACTTCTCAACTACCTCGCGGATGTTGGGGGTATTGTCCGTATGACTGGCAGCGTGGCATAAAGCATAAGCATCTTCGACAGTCAAGCGGAGACCAAAGTCTATTTCTCCCTTGTCCTCGGCATCGCAAGCCATCTGTTCAATCGTGTTCAGTAGAATACTCATTTTGCGTTCGTTATTCATGATTACTCCTTTTTCGGTGTCCGGCTTGTCCTCGATCACCTCATAGCCCATGAGTTTTGCGTTCAGCCGTACGCGCCCCATATCTGCGTCCTCATACGCCCATATCATGCTCTGTCGCACATCGTCCGGGAATTTCAATTCCGCCTTTTCGCCATTAACAAATATCTTGCGATCTCCGAGGAAAAATGCGTCCACAGCGTCCTCGAAGCTCTCGTAAACCTTCCCGTCTTTCTTAAACTTCATCGTCTGTCCTCCTGTTCCATGCTTCAACAGCTTCTTCCTCCGTTGCAAAACAAAATTCATTCATATTCATAAAACATTCATCATTTAAGCAATATGGAATATATGCCTCTCTGTAAGGAGGGCGACTGTTGATATGATAAGCAATAGCGCTTTCACTTCCGCAGAACGGACAGGATTTAAGCTCAATCATTGCTTGTCCTCCCGTTCCATGCTTCAATCACTTTTTCGACAGCACTGGTTTTGTAGCATTCACTGTCTACCAAAATCTTTGAAGAAGCGTGACATTTATTACAAAGCACTCTTACGCCGTCATTTACAAACAACCTTGCTTCTCCACCACAGAAAGGACAAGATTTAAGTTCAATCATTGCCTGCACCTCCGTCCATATTCTTCATAATGCTTTGTACGATTGTCTCAATCAAACGGCGCTCATCAGCAGAAAAAAGTGACAGATCGCACGTTGTCTCAATCGGATTAAACATCTTTTCACAGATTAACCCGGCCGCCAAATGCTTGTTTGCTAAATTCATTGTCCGCTCTCCTGTTCCATGCTTCGATTACAGCTCTTTCACAAATTTCGCGCTCGTTATACCGCCCATCAGGCATGTTGATACCAACAACAGGACTTCTCGCGTGACATTGCATACACCTTACAGTAACAGAACAATGCCTCTTCCCTCCATACTGAAAAGTTCGTTTGCTGTCGATTTTCAATTTTGTCCCTCCACAGAACGGACAAGGTTTCAGTTTATCCATTGTTAGCACCTCCGTCCATTTTGCGCGGAGGACAAAACAATCTATCAATCCAAGATACTTTTCCGTCGCCATAAGTAGCGCATTTCTTCGACTGGCAAGTTTTATTCTCTTTGCAATAATAGATGCAGTCCTTGCACGGATTCCGCATTATTCTGCACCTCCGTCCATCTTCGCGCCGCAGTTGGGGCAGTAAGGCTTGCCGTACTCTTTCGAGAAATTCCGGCAGCGGGTGCACTGCTCCTCATAGTTTCCCGTTTCTGGATTGAACCGTCCCGTGCCCCACCGCCCATGCACCACCGGGGCCACGTCGGCATTGCGATTCACTTCAAATTCTTCGTTCAGCCACTGCCTTACATTCTCCAACTCATACGAGCTGTACCCGATATGCATACCGATTCCATGCCAATACATAATGCTGTAGTACGGCTTTCCCGCGATTTCTTCTACAATTATCTGCGCAAAGCACGTTTTAATCTTTTTATGGTCAGCCATTTTCGCACCCCTTTCCCGAATGAGTTGCACTTTTCTGCTTCTCAAAGTAAAACTCAATCGGCTTTTCATTCTCGATCACATTCCCGTAAACTACGCCAACCTTATAGATGTAATTTTCGCGCAGCTTTCTCGGAATTTCCGCGATGTAGCGCCGGAATGTTTCCAGCGTATTGGCTCGCTTGTAATGATTGCACATTCGACAGGACGGCATGAGATTCGAAATATCATCTGTCCCCGCATCTTCAATTCCCCATGCCCTCAGTGGGAGAAAATGATCTACTTGCATATCTTTGTATGCAATCTCTCTGCCGCAATAAGCACAGTGCCCGTCGTATTTGCGGTATACTTCTTCGCGGATTTTCTTACTTATCGCCATCGTTTTTCTCCTCCGGCAACTCCGGCATCGGCATCCAATGGGTTACTTTGCAATCTACCGGACAGTTGTAAACATCGTCCGGCGTGAAGCATCTGCTTTCCCACCAGCACTCCGGAATGATGTAATCGTCACGCTCTTCGTCATAACGGCCATGCTCCCAGATATCGTTCCAGTTCCAATCGCTGTCTCCTACGAATAACGTCCCGTCTTCATGAATTGCTGTTGCAATAAATCTGTAGCCGTTTCTGTTGCAGGCAATCATTACTTCGGTTTCGGGTTTTGGAAGACGTTCGGACACCGGAATCCACCGCACCGCTGGCACAACGTCGGCAGTGGGAACGTCACGTACAGCCCATACCGGATTAAGCCCCTTTAGATACGCTTCTCCGGCGGCATCTTCCGCCGCTTCACGCTCAATATATTCAGCCATTCCTAACCCTCCCAAATCTCAATAAAGCTATCGTACATGATTTTCCTCCTATCAGACATCGTTATAGCGGTTCAGGCAACGAGTATTATTGCAAAACCGTTTCTGACCGATTACCTTGAACGGTTGTCCGCAAAACTGGCAATACACCGCTTCTGTTCTCGGCGGAGCGTCATCCGCGTGCGTTCCGCCGTATTTCATGCGGTTGATCATGCACACCACAGAACCCGGCTGAGCAGCGGCGATGCAGTTTTCCTTTGCTTTGCAGTAGTAGCATTCAGTCATCGTTTTTCTCCTTGATCTTCACGAGCAGTTCAACCGTTCGACCATCTTTGAGCTTCCATGCCCATCCGCTGGATAATGCTTTAGAACAATCAAAACCACCAAGCAGCTCTAAAACCATATGGTCACGAACGGCTTCAATCGCTTCTTCGGTAACATCTGATTTGTTGCGCCACAAAGATTTGTTCTTTGGTTCAAGCGTTCCTGCGTAGATACCGAAAGCGCCACAGCCAACATGATACTCAGCCATCGTTTTCCTCCCATTCCTCGCTTCTCCGATAAATTTCCTCTGCATAATCGTCCAATTCACAGTCTCCGTCAATTCCGGTTTCCGCCAAATAGAACGGACTCTGATCAAACATACAGAAATATATCGTTCTTCCGGAATTATCTTCAAGCGACTTCATATAGTCGCAACCGCTGCAATCATGCGTCATTCTGTTCCTCCCATTCCTCGCACGTCTCATCTTCCAACCGGAAAGCCGCCCGGTGCTCGCCGTCACCGTTGCAGCAGACACCCTCAAATGCTGCATACCATCGGCAGGTTTTGCAGGCGTTCACTCTCCAAACCTCCGTTTCGTGACCGCAATCGGAAACTCTTCAATTCTTCTGAATTCATATCCTTTACAGCTTTTCTTTATGCCATTTGCGCAGGTGCTGACTTTTGAAACGCTCACTCCAGTCGCTTTTGATGCTTCTTTTTGTGATTCGTATCTTTTTATAAATCGTCCGTCCCGATAAACATCGACCATTTTCCTACCGCACATTTGTGGGCTTGAATAATCATGTTTCTCTGCTATTGCTTTGTAATCCATTTTTGACGATCGTCTTCTCCAATCTGTATGAGTTATCGCCCTCGCGGTTCTGGTTCCATAAATATTTTGCTCTGCGGTTGTTGCCCATTCCAAATTTTCCACCCTGTTATCGGTTTTTTCTTCGTTTTTGTGGTTAACCGTAGGTTTTCTTTCAGGATTGGGGATAAACGCGATTGCAACCAGTCTATGAATTCCTATTGTTTTTTGAAATCCGTCTTTGCATAACGTTACTCTTAAATACCCACATTGGCTTTTCTTCGGTTTTAAGCATTTCCCCGTTTTGATATTTTTCACTTCTCCAATATCATTTACTTCATAATTAGGAAAATCACTTATTTTCTTCCACATGCGAAAACCTCTTTTTCGTAACTGCAATGCAAAAGCTCTCAACTTCGCTCGCCCACAGGCACGAGCCTTTTCCGTTAATCTGCTCCCAGATAAGCGGGAACCCGCCGATTCCGTCAAACAGGCTTGCCATAGTGCCGACATGGCCGAGCTGCATACACAGCCGATAAAGCACAAATCGCCAAGGTGGGAGTGCGATAGAGTTGCCGAGCGCCTTGTATCGCGCCGCATCACTGCTTTCCTTGTGGCGTTTGCCTTTTGTGTCTACCCATTCGCCGATATCCGTCCAGCCGTCCGGGTAGCCTTGCAGACGTTCGCATTCGAGTGGAGTAAGGCGACGAACGATTGGGGTGCTGATTACGCGCCCAAATGTATCACAGCGTCCTACACCCTTATAATCCCTTGCGCACAACGTGCTCGTTTGCTCTTTTCCTTCAAGCGAGATTGGCACATTGCCACCGCCAGTTCCCATCCTTGCTGTCAAAGCTGGAGCGATACCGTCATAAATTCGTACTGCCTCGGAACGATGCTGAATGTCGTAGACTGTGTCGTTTTGCACGATTGCAATTCCGCCTTGGTTCTTGCTTGGGTCAGGATTGGTGGTATCAAGTGTTTTTGCAATCTCGACCTCTCTGCACCCGCTATGCGGATTTTTGCTCTTCATACTGTTGCTTGCCAGAGCGTCAAAGCTATACGCTACTGCCGGTCTATCAACCGTATTCAGCGTGTAGCTCTGATCTTCGCGCCATCCCTTACCGTTGCACCCTGCGGTTTCTGCGCGGTCTATGCCGTTGCCTTGCAGGCAGAACACCGTCTGATCGTTACCAGTTCCCAGTGTTCCGCTTTTCTCCGTCTGCACTAAAGCGCCTTTTCCGCCTCCGTCGCATCCGCCTCGGATTCGGACTGCATAAGCAGCGCCGTTTTCAGCTTCTCCGGCAGGTCTTTCCCTCTCCGTTCCGCTCTCCGCAAAATCCCCAAACAGGCTTTTGCGCTCAAACAGTATTTCGGCAGCGGTGCAGCCTCTAAAATCTGCGACAAGCGCGATTCTACGGCGACGTTGGGGCACTCCCCAGTATTGAGCGTCAAGCACTCGCCAAGCAACACTCCATCGTCCGTCCACGTCGCGGTATCCCCCCCATGTCGGCCATCCCTTGTCAGGCACTTCAATATCGGGGGCTTCCGGCTCGACAATGCGGATTGTTTCTTCGAGGACGGCCGCGAAATCTTGCCCTTTGTTGCTGCTGAATGCTCCGGGCACGTTTTCCCAGACCATAAATCGAGGGTAAGCTGCTCCACTTGCTTCGCTCATCTCCTTAACAAGTCGTATTTGCTCCATAAACAGACCGGAACGAGCACCCGCCAGACCGGCACGCTTACCCGCAATGCTCAAATCCTGACACGGCGAACCGCCGATAATACAGTCCACCCATGGTGCAGTGTGTCCGTCTATTTTGGTGATATCACCCAGATGTTTCACTCCTCGTCCCTCCCTATAATCTCTACTTCAATCCTCGGATTCTTCGCGTCCACCTCAAAGTGATCTTCAAACCCTCGGATATTCTTCCAACCGTCGTTCGACAGATACCTCGCTTTCACAAGCGCATCCTGAATAACCTTTCTGCCAAACGCGCAGATATTATCCTTGTCCCGCCGCCGATCCTTTTCATACCAGCGATAGATCATGTACACCGGTTCTTCAAACTCCACGTTGCCGAGCTGCCGTGCCGCGTGCATCACGACGGTTTCGCACTTTTTCTTGAGCTGTGCGCCTAAGTACCGGTTCCGCCGTTCCGCCTCGATCAGCTCATTCAGTCCCGGCAGCGGGCCTTTGATTACAAATTTCACTTCTCACCTCTGCTTGCTTTCACTCGTGCCTCCCATTCACTTTCCCAGTCACTGGCGGCGGGCGCACCGTTAAACATCGGCGCATCCGTTTTGGTTTTCTTCGGCTTGTCTCCGATTCTGTCCCAGATGATGCCTTTCCAGTTGCTCGCCATACTCAGCCGGATAACTTCGACCACAGCCTGTTCGCCGTGCTGCTTTACGCGGTTCTCGATCTCTGTCAGCAGAGATTTCAGTCCAGTCGGCTTGTACCCTTCCCTGCGTTCAGCTTTGTATCTGAGCCAATCCTCGACCGCCGAGCGTACCGGTTCGTTAAACCGTTCCGTCCAGTCCGCCTCTTTTGGCTTTTCCGGCTTTGGCGCTTTAGGCTTCGGCGAACATTTTGCCGGTGTCGTCACTTCATCGCGTTCGGTGCTCTGGTACTCGTCGTACTTGCTAACCGTGATAACTGTATAGTGCCGATTGGTTTCCACCGTGATTTCGCCGGTCTTTTTCAGTTTGCCGAGTGCCGTCCGTACCTGCTGCACAGACAACCCACTTTCCGCCGAGAGTGCCGCATAACTTGTTGCAAACGCACCACGCGGTATTTCTATACCCTGCCACTCGCAAGTCTTGTAATTGGCTCTCAGCAGGACGTGCAGCCATAGCTTGCAGGTGGGGAGGTCTTTGTACCATCCCCACTCCGTAAGCGCACGGTGCAGTTTTATGTGCCCGTTCATCGTCCCTCACCTTGTCTTAAAACGGCGGTTCGTCATCGTCCGCCTCGTCGGTCGGAATAAAATCGCTGTTCTCCTTCGGCTTGCCCTCGCTCTTGCCGCCGCAGAAGTCGATACTCTCAACCTGTACTTCCCACGAGCGGCGCTTATTGCCGTTCTTGTCCTGCCAGTCGCGGCTTTCCAAACGGCCGGAAACAATGCACATATCGCCCTTGTGGAACCATGTGCTTGCGTGCTCTGCCATCTTGCCCCACAACACGATAGAGCAAAAGTCGCTCTGATATTCCCCGTTGTTATTCTTTCGGCTGCGTTGTACTGCAATCGTACCGCTTGCTACAGCCGTATTAGACTGCGTGTGTCGCAATTCCAAATTATCTGTTAATCTTCCTTGTAAAACGATCTTGTTAAGCACTTGTATTCCTCCGTTTGTTGCATTTTTTCAATCCATTATGCAATTTCGCATGTTCTGATCGGGTCAGAACCACGATATTTTCTGGATTGTTGTTTGTCTTATTGCCGTCAATGTGATGTACAATGTCCGAAGATGTCAGCTTTCTTCCGTATTTCTGTTCAGCTACAAGCCTATGTTCCAGCACAAACCCGTGTTTATCTGCTAAGTGGTTGTCTGGTCGATATACAAGAATATACCCGCTTGAGTGTTTCTTTCTTCCTCCGGACCAGTGATAATTTTTATCTCCAGCCATTGCTTCTCTCAGCTTTTGTTTGGTTTCATCTGACATCTTGCGTCCGTACGTCGGGCACAAGCTACCGGCTTTCCCAATGCGCGGATGTTTATGATTTTTCCACAGGAATTTCACGCTTTCAATTCGCGTAGGAACTCTCATGCCTGCTTTTTTCATCTCTCTTGAGAGTTTTTGTCGCTCAATTCCGATTTCGTTCTCAAGCATTCGCAAGCTCGCGCCTTCCGCAATCCGGGTTTCGATGTATTCCCGATATTTTTCTAAATCAACTTTCATCTCCCTGTCTCCTTGGTATACTTCTGGTTTTTCTCGTCCCACAGCGGATAAATGCTCTGCAGGTACTCCCGCATTTCCCGCTTGATTTCCTTGCCGTCGCCCTGATCTGCCTCTCTGTGACACTCCGGGCACAGCATCACAAGGTTTGTCGGGATACCCATGCCGCCGCGTGCTCTGCTGACATAATGTGCCGCCTGCAACACTCCGCCTTTCCCGCAGTGGCGGCAAATGCCGCCGTCCCGCTCCCAGCATTCGCGCCATACCGCCGGGCTAATGCCGGTAAACTTGGTCTGCCGTCTCATTCTTCCATGTCCTTTCTCGCCGCGCGTTCCAGTCTGCGCTTTGCCGTCCGGCGATTTGCTTTTTTCATCTTTGCCCAACCTCTGTGGTTATAAGCCCAGCACTCGTATTTGTGCGAAAATTCGCCGGGGTTTCTTGCAAATCTCTTGTAGTTTCTCCACTTCATACCCCGCGCTCCTCCGGCTTCCATTTACTCAGCCAACCAATCACCGTACTCTCCGGTTCGGTTTCAATACCCTGCTCCTTGCAGTCCTGCACGATCAGATTGATAAGCCGACCCATCTGTAAGGTGTTGTAAGTGCTCGACCCGTAGAAGCACATCAGATAACCGCCATTGCAATCCTGCGTTACCCATCCGAGGCCTTGCTTGCTCCACAGGTCAGCGATAAAGTCTCTCTGCTGACCGTTCACATACGGCACAAGTCGATAATTGTCCCCGATTTCGGGGATGTACTGCCGGTACACTTCCTCCCGCTTGATTCCCAGTTTTGCAGCCAGTTTTCCCATGCAAGCCCACGCATAAGCGTTTGCCCGTCCTGAGCGTTTGTCGTACTTCTTCTTGATCTCGGCGATATAGGTCTTGCCCTCTTTCATCTGTTCGCACTCCACCCGCGCCATAGGCGCGTTCTTGATATGCAAACACAACCAGTTGCCGAGATCGTTATGCACTACCTGTGCATGATCAAACTCATGCGTCATGGCTCATAGCCTCCAGCACTTTGAGTTTCTCGCCCAGTTCGATCAGCGCAGCGTTCATCTTCACAATATCGCCGGAATCTTTCTTGTATTCCTCGTTCCATGCCCGCTGTGCTGCTTCCTTGTCTCCGCCACATACCTTGATTAACAGCCGCTTGACTTCATTCGCCTTTGCCTTAACAGCTGTTACAGCCGGATTCTCCGCAGGCTCATTCTTCGGTACTACCTCGTGTACTTCTGCGTCAGGGTCTTTCATTTCCTCGGTGGGGATGCAGAACACCTGAAAGCAAGCATACTTAAATGCAATGCTCATGGCCTTATTGGTTGCCTTGTCGCCGCTGTCCATGCCCTCGCCGACGACCACGCACTGTACACTGCTGCCGTCCTTGGCGTAAAACGTGTACCGCACCGTGCAGACCGAGTAAATCAGATTGCCCTTGTTCTTGGTCTGCCGCTCCTCGCGCTTCTGGTCGATGATCTCCGGCACAACAAACAATCCGTGCTGCACCATAACCGGCTGCAAAGCGTTCATAACGTCGTCAACACCGCGATACTTAAACCCCTGCTGTGTGTTACGCTTTTCTTTTCCGATTACGCCAATATCGGACATAACGCCGATAATCGCCTGATAGATTTCCGCCATATCACTTCACCTGCAAATTCATGTTTTCTACCAGCTCCGCGCCCGGTACGGCCTCGCCGGATTTCAGCAGCTTGCCGATTGCCGTCTTGTCTGGCTTGCGGTCGATAACCACCTTGCACAGATCGTCCGGCACCATTACGTCGCTCGTAATGTTCACCTGCATACTCTTGCGGAACGACAGCGCAGCCTTCGACGTGCTGATCTTGTCCTTGCCGACTGCAAGCATGCTGTCCGCAAGGTGCTGCTTCATGTACTCCATCCGCTTCTTGGTCGCATCCTCTCGCGCCTTGAGATTGTCCCGCTCGTTCTTGAGCGCCTTAACCTCCGCGTCAAGGTTCTTGATGGTGACGGCATACGCTTCGGCCTTGTCCTCAAACGCCGCATCCAGACCGTCTACAGCCTCAAAGCCGCTGACCTCGCCGGTCTCCGGGTCTACCGTGATAGCCTGCATTGCAGTCGCAAATTCCTGCGTTAATTCGTATAAATTCATGGTTCGTCCTCCTGTTCAAAGTCCTGCACAGCAATCCGTAAATCAAGCAAAAAGTTCTTAATCTCGATGCTGAATAGGTGTTTGTAATCCTCCAGATACAGCTCGATAGCTGTTTCCGCCTCGCGCATATCCTGCAACCGGTTAAGCCGCTCCTGGTCTGCCCTCTCCGTCGGCTCTAACGCCCGCTCGGGGCATCCTGTAATTGCATCACGCATTGCGCAGTGCCTCCAAAACGTCCTCGTCATGCACGATTTCCGTTTTTGCGTCTTTCGTTTTCGCCCATGCCTCATCACCAATGCGGGTATAATATTCCTTTGCTCCAGTGATCTTTTTGTCTTCGACATTCATCAGCCAAACCAAGGCTGTACACCCCAGTGTGGAAACATTCATGTCAATGCCTGTATCCGCTTCGCTGTCCTGTTTTTCAAGAACCAGATCAATCAGGCTGTGAAACAGCTTCTTGTTCTTGTCTTTCATCATTCATCCGCCTCTGTAATCGCGCCGTTTTTCAGCATATAAAACGTATCCGCTTTGATGGTTTCTCCATCTACGCAAACAGCCTGAACGCCTAAAATATGCATTTTTTCATCACGTTCCGTGAGAACCAGCCAACAGCCGACAGCGCCTTTCGCTTTGCTGTCATACCCGGTAACGACCGCAATGCTTTCCGCTCCTCCAACCGTGGCGGCGCTCTGGTAGCCCGTGTTCGTGGCGGCGCTCCGGTCGCCCGTGTTCGTGGCGGCGCTCTGGTTGCCCGTGTTCGTGGCGGCGCTCCGGTCGCCCGTGTTCGTGGCGGCGCTCTGGTAGCCCGTGTTCGTGGCGGCGCTCTGGTAGCCCGTGTTCGTGGCGGCGCTCTGGCGGCCCGTGTTCGTGGCGGCGCTCTGGTCGCCCGTG